GTCTATGGTGTTCACTCTAGATGATATCTCTGGCTCCGCTGGTGTTTGGGAGAGTGGTTCTCACAACGACTCGGCGACAGGGGAAGGTTCTTTGACTTACACCAATGGACCCGTTACTGGCGTTTTGAATGCAGGATATGATAGGTTTACGGTTCCCATGTATGGCGGATTCGACGGCCTAGATATCCTTGAGCTCGACCCCTTTGCTAACCGAAATCTCAGCGGAACACCCACAGATAGTAATAACTATGTATTCTATAGTATTCGGAGGGCCATTGATTCGGTGGCCGATCCTGAAGTAACTCAAATGAACTTGGCCTCAATTCCCGGACTCACGAACGAAAGTTTGACTACGAACCTAATCAGAACCTGTGAGGATAGGGCGGACGCTTTGGCAGTTATTGATCTACCTGATGGTTTCCAGCCTCGCGAGGAAGGGTTGACTGTAGCGAGAAATAATACAGCGAGCAATGTCCGCCAAGCGATCGCTAATTTGCGCGACCGAGGGCTTAATACATCCTATGGGTGTACTTTCTATCCATGGGTGCGTGCTCGTGACACCCTAAATGGGGCTTTTGTATGGCTCCCTCCATCAGTGGCAGCTATTGGTACGTTTTCAAGCTCACAGCGTAAGACACAGGTGTGGTTCGCTCCGGCCGGCTTCAATCGAGGGGGGCTAACGGAAGGCGCCGCGGGAATTCCCGTCGTCGATGTTGCTCACCAACTGCGCCGTAAGGATCGGGATGACCTCTACTCTGCTAATATCAATCCGATTGCTAAATTCCCGGCTGAGGGTATCGTGATCTTTGGCCAGAAGACGCTACAGGTTACGCCTTCGGCGTTGGACCGCATTAATGTGCGTCGTTTGATGATTTTTGTAAAGAAGCGTATTTCGCAAATGGCGGCAACACTGTTGTTTGATCCCAATTCGAAGACCACCTGGGCACGCTTCTTGTCTCGGGTCAACCCATTCTTGGCTGAGGTAAAGACTAATTTTGGCTTGTCAGAGTATAAGGTGATTTTGGATGAAACCACGACGACGCCCGAGCTGGTTGATAGAAATATCATGTATGCCAAGATTTTCTTGAAGCCAACTCGCGCAATTGAATTTATTGCCATTGACTTTAACATTACACGAACCGGAGCATCGTTTGACGATTAATAAAATGTGGGAGGTTTTGTCCTCCCACACTATATAATATAGGAAATATTAGGAGACATATAATATGGCATTTTGGAATTTAGCAACATCAGAACCAAAGAGATCACACCGGTTTCTATTGAGGCTGCCCAATCTCGCTAGCGCGAATGAAGAGTTTACATATACAGAGTATCTTGCGCGTACAGTAACGAAGCCCTCTTATACGGTTTCTGAGACGCCTCACAAGTTTTTAGGAAATACATATTATTATCCCGGCATTGTAGAATGGAATACAATTACGGCCACCATCGTTAACTCGATCGCCCCGGACGGAAATGCTCTATTGTACGATGCATTAGTTAATATGGGATATCTGTCACCGGATATTCAGGAACTGATTTTTCGTGGAGAACGTCCGCCTTCAACACCGAATAAGGCGCTTGCCATTGATGCTCTGGGTATTGTGCAGATTGAGGAACTATCGGGCGACGGCGGTACTGTAGGAACGTGGTCTCTTAATAATGCATTCCTTACCAGCGCTACATTTGGAGATTTATCCTATGACACCGAAGATATCCTTAATGTTGAGGTTATAATGCGCTATGATTGGGCTACATACGAGGTCGGTCCCGCCGCGCGGGCCCTGGCCACCGTTACCTAAGATTTTATAAAAAGCAGAAAGAAGGTGTTTAGTGAGTAGAAATTCAAATAGGACGGGCACGCCCAAAGTGCCGCGGCCAGCTCCAGTTCCCGACGATAATAATTTCTCTTTTGTGACCCCGACGGAATTTGTAGAGCTTCCAAGTCGGGGACAGTTTTATGATGAAAATCATCCGCTTCATGATAGTGATGTGGTAGAAATTAGGCATATGACCGCAAAAGAAGAAGATATTTTGACGTCAGAGGCTCTCTTGAAGAGCGGCACGGCCCTCAATAGGTTGTTACAGTCGGTGCTCGTAGATAGGAATATTTATCCGGAGTCTCTTTTGATCGGAGACAAGAACGCTATTCTCATTGCTATCCGACAAACGGGATTTGGAGATCTTTATACAACCACTCTCAATTGTAGCGCCTGTGGGAAACAAAATGATAAAGATTTTTCCTTAGATGCTAAAGAAATAACCGAATCGATACTCCCTGAAGATGTGTCGTTGCTCGACAATGGGAATTTTTTGATTCACGATACGGACTACGATTTAAAGCTAGAAATCAAGCTATTAACGGGGAGTGACGAAGCGCGCATCACTAAAACTTTGGATAGCCGCAAGAAATTAAAAAAGAATGTGGGCACCGTAACCACCATGCTTGAAAATATTATTGTAGCGGCTAATGATATACGTGATGCCGCAGCCATTCGACAGGTTACGCAAGCAATGCCGGTAGCGCTGTCTCGAAAAGTAAGAAGTATTTATGATACTGTAATGCCGAATATAGGCATCTATGATGACTTTGAATGTGACTTCTGTTCGCACGCAGAGCGGTTGGAGGTGCCGATTACTATACACTTTTTTTGGCCTGAACTCTAATTATCAGCAAGCGTTGTACGAAGAATTCTTTCTTTTAAAACAACACGGCAACTGGTCGTTGACAGAAGTCTATAATCTTCCTACTGGTCTAAGAAAGTGGTTTCTTGAGAGACTAATCAAACACTTTAAAGAAAAAAAAGAGGCCGAAGAAGCACGTAGTTAAGGCGCTCCCTAAAGGGGACGCCTTTTTCTGTGAGAAAACTACTTATATTGGAGTCACCCCAGATGTATGATAATAAAAAAACAGTAATAGACTTTACTGATCGGCAATTAAACGAGCGTATGTATTCAAAGTTTGCTTCTGATATGCGTTCGCTGATGCTTGATTTACATTTTATGGGATTGGATGTGCCACTTACGGTTAAAGGAACGCAACAACAAGTTGAGGCCTTTTTTCAAGCTTTAAAGGGGGAAAAGCGTTACATGGACAGCTATCTTAAGTATGGACTAGGAGACCAGAGAACAATGTCCAATCGACATGATCTCATGGGCGCCGTACGTGGCTTTGAAAAAGAAACCGGTTTAAGATGGCCATTTAAAAACTAGTAGGGTTTTAAACTATGGCCGAATTGACAGACAAAACAGTCCAAGAACTCACTAAAATGCTGGAGCGCTTAGGGCGCTCCAAAGCAGGCGAAGGCCCCGGGGCCGGCACAGGCCGAGACTTTCGACAGGAAAGCGCCGAAGATATTCTGAAACGGGCTGAAGCTGAAAAGCAGTATTCACGCAACCGAAAAGAGCGCGCCGACATCGACGAGGCCGCTTCACGGGCGGTTTTAGACCTTAAGCGAAAAGAGCGCGACGCTCTCGATGAGGTAGGAGCGGAATACGCCCGTCTACAAAAAGAAATTGATGGCCTAGAAAAGCAATATACTAAAGTTTCTAAAGTTCAAAAGAAGCTTCACAAACAAGTTGAACAGGGTGAAGCGGCCTTCGAAATGCTCGCCGATGATGTGCTCGCGGTCGGGGGTGCATTTAGTGGCCTCGCCAAACGAATCCCTCTTAGTATAGGGGCGATGGCCGGCTTCGCAAAAGCACTAGTTAGTCCCAAAAAGCTACTAGGACTTGTTTCGGGTCTGCTGATGAAGGTGGTGTCTAACAGCATCGAGTTTGCCTTGGCCGTAGATAAGGCGGCAGCGTCTTTTAGATCAGCCACGGGTGCCGGCTATAAATATAGTCGAGTTATTTCTCGCGCCGGTTTGGCATATCACACTTATGGTATCAAAGCGGCAGACGCCGGCGCAGCAACCAGTTCACTTTTCGGATCCTTTAGGGACTTTACAGACCTTTCTGAGGGCGCGCAAACTCGTTTAGTGCAAACAACGGCCATCCTTGGTAAATTTGGTGTGAGCAGCGACGAAACTGCCCAGAACATGAATACGATGACCAAGTCATTAGGAATGAGCTGGCAACAGGGAGAGAGAACCTTAAGAGAGTTTGAGGCCATCGCGCGTTCTGTCGGGAAGCCGATTAGCGAGATTTCAAAAGACTTTCAAAGTGCGGTTCCTAAGATTGCCTTTTATGGTGCTCAAGCCATAAATGTATTTAAGCAGCTTGAAGCTCAATCAAAGAGCACGGGCTTGTCGGTTGACCAGCTGCTCGGCGTATTTGGCGAGCAATTCGATACATTCGAGGGGTCGGCAAAAGCGGTTGGAAAGTTAAACGCCCTACTGGGAGGACCCTATCTTAATTCTATTGACATGCTAAATGCGTCCGAGGACGAACGGCTCCAAATGATGAAGGAAGGCATCGAAGCATCGGGAATAATTTTTTCTGATTTGAATAAGTTTGAGCAAAAGGCCATCGCTAGTGCGATGGGCACAGATGTGGATACTCTTAGAAAGGCTTTAACCGAGCTTTCCCCATATGAGGAAGCTCAGGTTCTGCGCCAAGAGCAATTAGCCAGAAAGGCAGGCCAAGCCCGCGATATCCTTACCAAATTGACAGACGCTTTTAATAGTTTGATTGTTGTCAACCAGCCATTCATAGATCAATTGGTGACCCTAGTCGACCAATTCTCCGATTGGATTCAGAAAAATCACGACATTAGTAAAGTACTTAAC